TCGAGAAAAATTAGAGGCAGCAAGACTAACTTTAGAAGAACTTGCTTTCTCATTTGATGAAACTTTACTTACTAAAAAATTAGATAATATTAGAACTTCTTTTTTAAATCCAGACGGAAGTGTAGATTCAATCGCAGGTGCACTAGCAGCAGCTAATGCAGAGTTAGAGTATTTTGGAAAACTTATTAATAATTTACAATTAGGACTAAATCAAAGACAATTCGACCAATTCATAAGTAAACAAATAATTGACGTACAAAGAAATATGGGAGACGCAGGATTAATTAGTGCGGGAGCAGGCACATTTAATTTTGCTGCGGCTGGTGGTGGTGCGCCTACAGCAACGGTAGAAGAAATGCTTGGAGGTGGATTAGGATTTAATGCACAATCTAAAGCTTTATTTGGTCAATCTAAATTAATGGCAAGTCTTTTATTAGAAAATGTAGCAATGGCAATGAGGACAGGAGAAGTAGATGCAGCAAGGTCAATGCTTGCAGCTGCTTTTGGAGATACAATAGCAAATGATGCCATAAGAGGTTTTGAAGAAGCAAAAGGTAGTCCTAGACTTATGGCAGGCTTAATGGAAGACTTAACAAAACAGCTAGGAGGCAAAGCATTACGAATATTTGATTTTGATTTCGATACAAATGAAATCATTGGACTAGACCCTGAATTTGTAAAAGCATTAGAAATAGGAAATAACTTTTTACTAGGTCTAAAAGACGTACCTGAAATAATCGCAGGAACAAGAGAAGGAGCCAAATCATTGGCAGAATCTTTTGGTCAACAAATGCCAAAACCTAGTGTCATTGAAAAGAATAAAAATCAAATCAATAATATACTAAAGGAATTTGTAGATGCAAATGGTAATATCAAAAATTTAACTGCAGAAGAATTAGAACTTCATGGGTCTATAATTAAAGTTTTAGAAGATGAATTACAGATAAAATTTAAAACTACAGAAGAAGCTAAAAACGCTTTAGAAGCTGAAGCAGCAAGATTAACACTTATTGACTTTAGATTAGATACTATGAAAACACTTGAAATGTTATCAAAAGCAGAAATGAATAATCTAAAGTTTATCAATACTAGAGTAGCAAAAAGATTTCAAACTGAACAAAAAATATTTGATTTAAGAATGAAAATGCAAAATAATATTGATAAAAATGAGAAGTCTTTTTCAAAACTAACTACATATGCTAGCGATAATGCCGACAATATTCAAAGGCAGAAGGACGCAGTAACCGCAACTAATAGAGAACTTATGACTCAAATAGAGTTATTAGAAGCTAGTTTAGATAGACTAGAAATGTTCTTTAAAGATATGTTAGAGACATTTGACAAATCTGCAGCAAAAAATTTAACAACATTATTAGATACCGCAAACTTAGGAGAGTTCGGAGGAAAAGAACTTATAAAAGGTGTAGCAGAGGACTTGAAAAAAGCCGCAGCAAAATCAATGGCAGAAGGTATAGTTGATGGAATAACAGAAAAATTAACTCCAGAAAGATTTAAATTAACTAGAAAACTAGACCCCGCACAAAAGATAATGAGTGCACATAAGTATCATATAGATAGTTTAGCAAATATATTAAATCAACATGCCCAAGCAATAGGAAGCAGTATGGGAGTATCATCAGCAGGACTAGACCCATCAGACCCAAATCAAATGACATATGGACAATTATTTGGAGGAGATAGCGGGCCACTACCTGGAGGATTTGTAGATACAATAAAAGGTAAATTATCAGGAGTAAAAGATTTTATCTTTGGTAGAGAAGGTAGAGCGGGTTACTCAGAATTTGACCATGCGGCTTACTTAGAAGGTAAAGCACATGACCCATCTTTTATGTCTGGTCTAGATGATTTGTCAGCACAAGAGAAAGAAACATTATTTTCAACAGGAGAATTAGAACCAATAAAAGATATGCCTAATCTATTCCAAAGAGTATTTGGAGCAGATGGAATGTTTGCAAAAGTAGGTCAAAGTATTTTTGGAGAAGAAGGACTATTTAAGAAAATAGGTAGTAGCTTATTCGGAGAAAATGGTTTACTATCTGGAATGTTCAAAGGACTCTTTGGAGGTGGCTCAGGTGGAGGCGGTGGTCTCGGTGGTTTTATTGCTGGTTTATTTGGTGGCGGTGGAGCTGGTGGAGCAGCTGTTGGCATGGCTAAAGGCGGTATCATGCAATACGCAGCAGGCGGTATAGCAAGACAACCAACATATATGGTAGGAGAAGGAAAACAACATGAAGCAGTTGTACCTTTACCCGATAATAGAAGTATTCCTGTTGATTTAGGAAAAGGTGGAGGAAACACAAACAATACAAATATTACAGTCAACATGGCTGATGGAAGTTCAACTACAGATTCAGATAGTGGAGCACAACTCGCAAAAGCAATTGATGCAGCAGTACAAGCTACAATAGAAAAAGAACTTAGACCAGGGGGAGTATTAGCAGGATAATGGCATTAGGATTTAGCACAACAGCATCATTTGGAAGTAGAACAATAGTACCAGATAAAGGTATGACAAGAAGTAACGAGCCTGTAATTTTTAAAGCTGAGTTTGGAGATGGTTATCAACAAAGAATAGCAAATGGTATAAATAATTTAAAACAAGAATTTTCAGTATCTTTCGCAACTAGAGAGAAAGCAGAGATAGATGATATTATAGGATTTTTTGAGAGTACAAATGGTGTAACAGCATTTGATTTTACATTCGCAGATACAAATGCAAGTGGCAACGAAGAAACAGTAAAAGTTTATGTATCACAGTTTACTCAAAAATGGGATTATGATGACTTCTATACTTTATCAGCAACTTTTGTAAGGGTTTATGAAGCATAATGGCAGAAAATATAGCAGTAAAAGATTTACAGAAACTTGACCCAGGCTCAGAACTGGTATGTTTATATGAGTTAGAATATGTAAAAGGAAGTTTTATTTATTTTATGTCTGGTCTTGATACTGATTTAACTACTGTTCAAATGAGAGATTATAATAATAATTCTCAAATTAATACTTACATAGCCATACCTGCAAAAATACAAGGATTAGAATATAAAAACGATGGAGCAATAGCAAGGCCATTAGTAAATATTGCAAATGCAACTAATGTTTTTTCAAATGCAATCGGAACTATTGATTTTGATTCTTTCTTAGGACTTAAGTTTATTAAAAGAACTACATTGAAAAAATACTTACATGGAGAAGGCTCAGCAACTAATCCTCCTACTGAATTTCCAAGAGATGTTTATCTCATGGATAGAATCAAAGGAAAAACTAAAACTGCTGTTCAAATAGAGTGTGTTGCTCCTTTTGATTTACAAGGAGTAAAAATACCTGCAAGAAATATTTTACCAGATAGATGTCCTTTCATTTATCAAGGGGCAGGAGCACACCAAGATAATTGGAAAAAAGCACAGAGTGGATGTACTTGGCATGTAGAGGGAAAAATAAAATCTTCCATATCTGCTTTAGCTGACGGAACTGAATATACTGTCTATGTAAATACAGATGACGAATATGTCATTCCTAGCAGTACAAGTTTTACACTTTATACTAGTGGAGCGGTAACAGCTGATGCTTACTATAGAACTACAAAAACAATCACAAGATATAATGCAAATGGCACTACAAGTAGTGTAACAGCAAATAACTATTGGCAAGCAATAGCAACTAATAATGCACCAGGCACTCCTTCAGATGATAATTCTGCATTTAATAGAGTAAGAGTATTTTCAGCATATTCTCATGGCACAGAATATTTTACTTTTAGTGACGATAGAGACAACAGTTATGTAACCTTTACAGATAATACTGCAAGTTCTTCTACAAATGGAAAAGTCTTATTATGGAAAGCATCAGTTCCTAGCCAGAATACTCACCCAATACCAGGAGGAGGAGTTTGGGAAAGAGGAGATGGATGTAGTAAACGAACAGAAGGTTGCAAAATGAGATTTGGATTTGCTCCTAAATCTGTAGGAACAGCAAGTTCAACAGGTAAAGCAAAGACAAATACAGATGCTACCTTACCTTTCGGGGGGTACCCTGCATCTAAGGCATTCTCATGATGGAAGAAATTTATGCACACGCTGGTAGAGAAGCACCACGAGAATGTTGTGGACTTATTATACAAGATGGTAATAATGAAAAATATATTCCACTTGAAAATATTGCCGAAAATGAAAAAGACTTTAAAATGGACGGAAAAACTTTTGTTAATTATTTAATAAATTCAAAAATAAAATATGTAGTCCATAGTCACTATTGTCAAAATTCTGCGCCAAGCGAAGTTGACAAGATACAATGTCGAGAGGTGGGAATCCCATATTTAATCGTTTCCTATCCCGAAAAAGAATACACAATTTTACAACCATGACCAGAAATATATACTTAAAAGGAAGAATGGGCAAACTATTCGGAGAGCATCATAGATTAAACTGCAAGACAGTTCAAGAAGCTATGCATGCAATAGATGTAATGAAAGGCGGTCTTCGTCAATATCTTATAGATTGCACTGAAAATGGAGTAGGATTTACAGTTCAAAAAGGAGAAGATTTTTTAACTAATCAAACGGCAGGAATTGAACTAGGAAAAGATGATATAATTATTACTCCAATCCCACAAGGGTCAGGTTTAAGTGATATTGGAAAAATAATTTT